AAAGGCTCGTATCACGCCAGTCTCTATAGGTACTTAAATACGTATCGACTGAAATAAGCTTCCCCTCATTATGTTGGTATACATACGCAACATCTTTAGGGCAGCTCGGCCAATACATAAGGCGCTCCGCTTGATGCGTTGAGGAATCGAATGATTCAATACCAATATCATCCGCAATGCGCCTTGATACAGCTTGGTACTCATCAGGAGTCATAGCTCTATCAGCAGGAATGATGATGCGGTATCGAGGATTATCAGGGGTATGGCTATGCGTACTGTATAGCACGTATTCCATATCGCCTAGTTCCAAATCAAGGTTTGAAATAAAATCCTCGCTAGGTGAATCAGCATCAAGCGTGATTAGATATCGCTCCTTAACGGCACCTCTAATCCGTCTACCCTTATTGGGGATATAACCACCTACGAAACCGCCTACATCTTTCCTCCGGCCCTTTTCGTCCTTAGGCATTTTGATGTATTCAGCAGCCGTTTCATTGGTTACTGTAGGCGTGGATAATTTGTTGGCCAACGCACTCCAAGTCATTTTCTGAGACTTCCAGCTACGGGCGGAGCGATTTCTGCCCGTAGCTATGATGATATTTGTATCCATATTACATCGCTCCTCCCTTCGCAAATTGGATGTCTCTTATAAATTGGGGTACTTGTAATTTATGCTTTTTAACCCATTGGCATACAGCATAATTGACATCGTGGTTATCGCTAACGCATCTGTTATTTTTTAACTTGGCCTGATGTATTTCAACGAAGTTATCTGTACCCTTGTTAGGATTGACTTCAATACATGCTACAGGTTTGTCACTTTTATAAACGCCTACGATAGCACACGTTCCGGCTTTTACCTTATCGACATAAGTACCAACGCAATTATTCAATTGCACGCCTAATCGGATGATGCCGTGCGTTGACTTGATCACATTGAAAGTTAGCCCTTCAACTGAATCTGCTAACTTTTTATGGCGTAAGCTCTGTTGCACTGGTAAGTTTTCGGCTTCTTCAAATTTAGATAAGCACACAATCTCGTCGTGCAGGTCTTTAATCTGAATTCGTCTAGCCCAAACTTCCTTCTTCTTGCTTCTTGATAATCTAAGATACATATCAGATGTATCTTTAATTTCAGAATAAGAATCAGCGTTTTTAATGAACAGTAGAGTACGCCGCTCACCGTATTGGTGCATCATGATGGATAAGAATTTTGTAAACATAAGCAAGGCTTGTTCGCTATTCCATATTGGCCAAGCTTGAATATATCCTGTGCCACCACCTTCCTCTGCTACGAGGTCTGTAAAGGCTTTTTGATAATCCATGCTTTTGAATATCTTGCTGGCCGTCTTAATTACTTTCACATAAAAGAAAGGACGTATTGACAGTAATCTTCGAACCCAGCGTTTATCTGGTAATTCATAAAGCTGGATTAGAGCTTTAATAAATGGGATACCTGCGCTCGTTAATTCCGTAATACTTAAAGTGCCCACCTTGTCAGATCCGAACGGTCTAAAATAGGTGTCGTAGTCTTTAACTAATGTATCGTTTAAAGCTGGCGCATCTGGCGCCTGCATTTTCCAAATTAGGTTATGGAGCAAATTATCAAGGGCCCCATATTTGGCCGATAATAAAACACCCTGCCTAATAGACTTAACTCTGTAGCCTACTTTTTTAGATAACTTAGTAAAATAGGCTTCCTTTAGCACTTTGGCAAAAGTCTTTAGCTCGTTTTTATGCTCCGCTAATCGACAATTTGGAGTTGTTACAAGCCATCGTAAGGGTAATGACTTTGAATAAAAGCACGATATATTAGGCTCGATTTCAGATACTATATCGGCACGAGTGCGTTTCTTTTGAACCAGGAATACTTTTCCTTGTTTAAAATCAAAACGCAATATGTCGATAAGATGCGGTTTGTATCCGGGGTAAATCGACTGCATATCATTATCGACATACACTGTGTGGTAGTCGAATTTAACGTCTAATATTGATCCCCTATCAATGATTGAAAGTTCAATATCAAGCGGAATATTATCATTACTCGAAACCTCAGCAACACAATCATCATTTGTGTGAATGAGTTCGCCGCATTGCGGGCAATAGAACTCATTTGACATATAGGGGTCTACGATTTTGCCCATACCGGATGACACGGAAGGCCACAAGCAGGCAAAGGATTGCCCGCAATCTACGTGGTAATGTACAGCAGGTGACCAAGAGTTCACTTGCTTGCGCCGTACTAGGTCATACAGCTTTTTGACTGACAAACTAAATAATACCTTCATAAGGCGCTAACCTCTTTCTTATAACAAATCGTCTAAATCGTCTTCTTCATCAACCACAGGAGTATCTTCAACAGGAAGGACTTCCTCTACAGGAGCTTTCTTTTTAGTAGTACGCTTACGCTTAGGTTTTTCAGCGGGTTGCTCTTCTACTTTAGGAGCGTCATCTACGGCTGGCGTTTCTTCAGTCTTTGCGGGCTCTGCTTTTTTACCGTTGAGTACTTTAAGCCCTAAATCACAAGCAGCGATACAACCTTCGCAGTACGCCATAGCTGCGTCTTTACGTTCGCTAGCAGGTGCGTTTTTTACTAATTCATATAAGCTGTCAATGGCTTCGCGTTGTTGTTTAATTTGTTCTTTGTTAATCATAATGACTTCCTCCTAGTCTTTCATATAATACGGGTTTTCAAACCCCGCTGCATTTAATATAAGGCCCTCATTCCAGGGCTCAGGTTTACACATAATGTCTATGACTTCATCTAAACTACCTTCACCTATAGGTGCTTCAATAACCACCTCGTCATGGATATGGGCTACAATCTTATAACCAGCTTTGGCCAGTCTTAGCATGGCCGCTGCTAAACAATCTCTTGCTACAGCTTGCACAATGTTTTCGACGAGCTTTCCGCCGTAGGTTTCAACTCGGCCCCAGGTATTTTTAACCTGATCCATGCCGTCGTACTCAATCGACTCGCTACCGAACCGGTTGAGCCCTATTCTAGGTCTTGCATAGGCAAGTCTACGTCCGGATGGTAACTCAATAAACATAAACCCTTTCGATTTAAAGAATTTAATGTTGCCTTGCCTAATTCGTACAGGTTCGCCCGTCTTTACAACTTTCTTGGCTGCAGTATCTGCGTCCTTCCAAAATCTTGTAATACGTGGGCTAGCTCGTCGCCAAGCTTCGATAATACCAGGAAGCTCTGATTCTGGAATTTCCCCTTTTGAGTCCATCGATTTCATGGCACCTACGCCACCGCCATAACCGAGCGCCAATTCGGCAACCTTACCCTTTTGTCGAAGATGCCCATTCACGCCGTGCTTCTCAACAGGAACGTGGAACATGCTAGATGCAGATGCACAGTAGATGTCACCACCTTGCGCAAATACATCCTGTCGCCACTGCTCGTGAGCGAGCCAGGCGATAACACGTGCTTCAATAGCACTGAAATCAGCTACTATAAAGCGGTGGCCTTCTTCGGATACAAGAGCCGTACGAATGAGTTGCTTAATCACATCACCAGGGTTTCCATAAAGTAGGTCTAGCAATTCTACATCTCTACTTTTAAGAACGTCCCGAGCTGTATCTAAATCTTCTAGGTAGTTGCGCGGGAGGTTCTGTAGTTGTACTACACGCCCCGCCCATCGTCCGCTTCTCATGGCTCCGTAAAACTGAAGCATGCCGTGGATACGTCCATCGGAACATACTGCGTTTTTCATGGCCAAGTACTTTTTAATTGAAGAGTTGCCCAAGACTTGCCTGTTCTTCAGCACGGTACGCACATCGGAAGGAATATCCTGCGACAGTAGATTTGATACATCATCTTTTCGCATCGTCTCGACTTCATAGCCAAGCCGCCCAGATATCCAATCCTTAAGCTGCAATGTACTATTGGGGTTATCTAGCCCAGTTAGCCGTTTCGATGATGCGGTGGCCTTTTCCACTATTTCATCGTTACATTGAAGAGCTGCATCGACGAGGTCCATATCTACCTTTACGCCTCTCCAGTTGATGTCTTGATCAAGTAGCCAATACTCCTGTTCAATGGCAGGCGGTTTCAATGAAAGCAGGCGTTTACGAATGGCCTTTTCTACTACTACGTCTTGGCGGTTATATTCTATATATTCCGCCCATTTCTCCGGCGCATCCTCAGGCATATTACGTG